AAATATGAATTAATGAAAGATCTCTAAAAAGATCCTGGACAACTTGTAAAAAATACACTTTAATTAAATTCCGCAAGGGACACACTATAGGTTAATCCTCCTTATTATATGAAAACAAACAAACTACAACATAATGGCTAAATTAGGAGGAAAGTTACTAATAAAATATAGAGATCCTGTAGCGGCTTCTTTTTCATCAAAAGACATAGTACTTAATGTCCAAACAGGTACTTTATTTTACAAAAGAAATAGAAGATTATATGCATTAAGAGGTACTCCTGACAATTTTGACTTAGTAGTATTTCCAGGCCAATCTACAAACCAACAAATTCTAATAAATGATTCTTCTCAAGAGGACGGCAGTCCTATTATGGAAGGTACAGATCAATTTAGATTTAAATTAGCTTCAGCTACTTGTGGGTGTGCCAATTATTTTCAAATAGGAGCAGAAACATTAACTCATTTTTCAGGATCTGTAAGAATTGGAGAACATCTTCCAGGTACTTGTAATTTATTAGATGACGAAGTAAACCCAGCTTTAAAGATATATGGTAATGTATCTGTAGTAGCAAGTCCTTCAGGAAGTATGAATGGTCATATTACTGCTAGTGGTAATATATGGTCTCAAGATAATGTAATAGCAAGTAATGACTTATATGGAACTAACGCATACATCCATGGTTCTTTATTTCATAGAGGAAACACAGACACAAAATTAACTTTTGGAATTGATACCATAAATTTATATTCAGACGGAAGTAATATAGCAACTGTATCTTCAGATAGATTCACAGTAAATGGTTCAAATGATCTCTTTATTCCTGGCACAGACACAGTACCCGCGGCTAGTGCATCTTCAGGTACTAGTGTATTAGTAATAGATAATACTACAGGACAAGTATATTCAACAGGAAGTTATATAGATTCAAGTACTTTTAAACAAACAGGACAAAGAAGTGGCAATTCAGCTATAACAGGATCCTTAACATTAACATCTCACTTAACTGCTTCAGCCAATATAAGTGCAAGTGGTCATTTATTTTTAAGTGCTTCTCTTAATAATAATAATCTTCAAACCTTAATGTATAACACATCTTCTGGTCAAGTATTTTTTACTGGAAGTTATGGGGGTGGTACTGGTGGGGGAACTAATATTGCAGTATCTGATGAAGGAAATTCATTAACAACAGCAGCAACTAGTTTTAACTTTGTAGGTAACGCAGTTTCAGCCTCAAGTACAACAAATAATGTAACTGTAAATATAAATGCAATAACTAAAAGTTTATGGTATGATGCTGAACCTACTTATATATCATCCTCAGCAACTAGAACAAATATAGATGGTCAATTAAATGTAGGTGCTTTTTATGGGTTAGGAGGACCACATGATGCTAATATCTCTGCCTCAGCAGGGGGTATCCCCGACCAAACAGACTTAGGTTTTTTGGGGATTTATGGAGCTCGTGTATCAACGGGAATAACACAAGCAGCACTTAATACTTTTAATATTTTTGATCATTATGGTGGAGGTAATGCACACCACCCTATACAAATTATTGTTGGGGCTGATAATAAACCAAACCAACCACCGGCACCTGATGCTATTCTTATACAATCCCAATCAAATATATTTCCTACTTACAAAGGATCTTTAGGAGAAAACATACCTAACGTGTCTATTGGGGCACAAGGAACAGGTTCTTTAGGAAAACTTCATGTAATAACAGATGCTTTTAGTTCGAGTGGTCAAAAAATAAATGACTCAGGTTTTTTATATAATGGTATAGTAGTAGGACCTGAATTTAATCCTATTTCAGATACAACTATGAAAACGGGATCAGGTGTTTTTATAAACATGCAAACATCAAGAGAACCTAGAATATTAGGTAAAACAGAACCGGGTGGTGATTGGATTTCAAATACAGCTTTATTAATTCATGGAGAACAAGATAGATCAATTAATTATGGTTCACAGGACTCAAGAGCTCCCCTTATGGAATTTAGAGCAACAGACAACACACGTCAAGCATACAGTGCTTCTGTTTTTAATACTACAGGAAATAGAGTCAGTGCAGGAGGTATAGAAAACACAGGGTCTATAGATGAAATGTTTGGATCAGGAAAACAATGGATAGTTGGAGGAGTGGCTTCACACGAAAATTCAGCAATGCTTTATCAGTTTTATAATGATAAAATGCCTTTACTTAATATTGAGGCATCAGGTAGAGTAGGAATAGGAAATTTTGGTTTAAACGCAAACCCAAAAGCTTTATTACATTTAAAGGCAAAATCAAGTAGTCATGCAGACATACTTTTACAAACGGGTCATGAAACAGGTTCAGGTCTTCCAGGAATAAAATTAGGATCAGGTTATAATGTATCAAATGCAGGTAGTGGATTTGGACTTTTTTCAAGTGTAAATCCTTTTGGTGTATTAAGATTATTTACTAGAAAAAATTTCCATAATTCTGCTTCTAATAAACTTTACTTTAATCAAGCCCCAGATGCTGTTTATTTAGAAGCTCAAGGAGTAGAAGAAGGAATACAAAATCAACCATACCCTTTTAATATTAAAGGAGCAGCTAAAAATGAATCAGAAGGTAATAATATACAACTAGTAATAGGTGGTGATGGTACTACTTTTTCAACATCTTCAACCTCTACAAGCACATTAACAGGAAATAATGGTACCGCTGCCTTAACTGTAGAAGGTGTGTCAGACTTTAGACGTCAAGGTGAAATAGGAATAGGAATAATAACTCCTAGTTCTTCTTTACATGTTACTAAATCAGTTCAAGCAAATAATTTTAGAACTACCAACCCTGTTGATATTTTAATTGATGATTCTAATCATTCTATAGAAATGGTCAGCGCTTCTAACCAAGTTGTAGGTACAAACACAACATTTACAGCAGACTTTAAAGTAGGAGATGCTATAAAAATAGGGGGTAGAGGCAGTATAATGTCTTTAACAGGAGGATATACAGCTTCAAATAGTTCTCAAACGGCTTCAATTTCCTCCCTTTCCTCTCCTGCAGGCAACCCCGGTAATGAACTTATAGTAGGAGATACTATACAAATATCTAGTTCTTTTCATACAGTAGAAGGATTTCAAAGCGTAGGATTAAATATATTATTATTATTTACACCAGCTTATAATTTAGCTACAACTTCATCTTTTAATTTAATACATAGAACAAACCCCAATTTTTATCAGATAGCTACTATAACAGGCATTAATAGTGATACTTCTATGTCCATTGAAGATAATTGGGAAGGAGATTCTTGGACAGGATCATTAGGTTATAAAGAAGACATATTATTCCAAGTAAAAACAGCAGATTATAATCCCAGATTTACAGTTAATGCACATGGTGATATAACAGCAAGTGGAACAGCATCTTTTGGGTTTTTAGACGTAACAAATAGTTCTATACAAACATTTAAAAATGATGGTGTAAGAGTAGGAGATTCATCTATTGATGGTAATTTAACAGTAACAGGTAATATAACTGCTCAAGAATTTCATACTGAATTTGTTTCTTCTTCAATAATTTTTACAAGTGGATCTACCCAATTTGGAAACTCTTCAGATGACACACACATTTTCTCAGGAAGTATACATGTAAAAGACGAAGGCCATATAACAGCTTCAGGTAATATTAGTGCAAGTGGCCATTTATATATAAGTGCAAGCAACAGTACTACTCCTAATTTAGCGTTTTATAATACTGATAATGGAGAATTAACTTATGCAACTACATCAAGCTTCTTAGCAGGTTTAATTTCCTCATCAACACAAATAGCTTCAGATATATCAGGGGCAGCTAATGGTATAACAGGATCGCTTTTAAGTTCACATACATTCTTAAGTAGTTCAACTCAAATAGCATCAGATATTTCAGGTTCTTGGCAAGGTCAAAACTTTGTTTCAGCTTCACAAACATTCTTATCAACTGGACAAAGAAGTGGCGATTCAGCAATAACTGGTTCTTTACATTTAACAGGTTCAACTTCAAATTTAACTATAGATGGAACATCACATTTTAAAGACAATGTAGGAATAGGAGTTACCCCTAACACAAATAATAATATTCCTCTACATATTAAATCAATAAATGTAGCTGCTCCATCTCAAACCCCAACATTATTAATAGAAAGTGATAGTACTGCTTCCGCAGCATTCATACAGTTTAAAAATGTAGATGCAAATTACCTGTTAGGAAATATAGGTGATGGTGGAAATGATGGTTTTTTTCTAAAAACCGTAACACCTAATAAATTCCCATTTTTTGTTTCTAAAGATGCATCAAGTTTTATGCTTTCTGTTAATCAAAATAAAGTTGGTATAGGATATGCTACTCCTAGTCATACTTTACATGTTTCAGGTAATATAGTAGCTGATGGGTCAAATGGAAGTATAAGTGCAAGTGGAACTTTACATGCAGGATTATCCTCAAATACAACTTCAAATACAGTATTTTACGATGATGCTACGGGTGAATTATCTTATGGAACAGCGGCCTCTTCTTTTACAGCCGCAGGAATTTCAGGTTCTTGGCAAGGATACATAACGGGGAGTGGTATTGTTTCATCATCTACTCAAATTGATACTTTTAAATCTACAGGGGTAAGAACAGGAAATTCAACATTATCAGGTTCATTAATAATTAGATCTACAGGAGCAACTAATCCTGGAGATGCAAATTTAACTATAGTAGGAGGAGGATCTTCTGCAGATGATGCTACTTTATCATTAAGACAAAATCTTACTACAGCAGGTTACGCTGTAAAGTATGATGGAGGTTTAGATCATTTTCAAATTTTAGGAAATAATGAATCCGATGTACATCTATCTATACAACACGGTGATGGAAGAGTAAGAATACCAGGAACTATCAGTTCAAGTGGTCAAGTATATCATGGTGGCTTGACATATGGTACAGCTGATAGTCTTGTAACTGTGGTAGCTGCTACGGGTGAATTTAAAAAACAGGGAATTGCAGGAGCATTAGCTAATGCGGGTGTTGGCTTAGTTTCATCATCCCAACAAATAGAAGATTATGATAATTTTTTACTTAATACAACAGACACATTAACAGGCGATTTAACAGTTACAGGTACAATTACCGCCCAAGAATTCCACACTGAATTTATTTCATCTTCCATAATTTTTACAAGTGGCTCAACTCAGTTTGGTAATTCGGCAGACGATATACATGTTTTTTCAGGTAGTATAAATGTAAAAGACGAAGGACATATTACTGCTTCTGGTAATATAAGTGCAAGTGGAAATATTAGTGCAAGTACAGCTGTATTTGTTAATTTACCATCATCTCCTCAACTTAATGCTGTTTATTATGACAGATTTACGGGAGAATTAACTTATGATCAAGCCCCTTCAGCTCTTAGTATATCAGGAGCAATAGATATAGCAACAGGATCTGTTTTAAATGATTATGGTTTATTAAGTAGCTCAAACCAAATAGCAGCTAACATTTCAGGCTCTTGGCAAGGACAAAATTTTATATCTGCTTCACAAACATTCTTATCAACTGGACAAAGAAGTGGCGATTCAGCAATAACAGGCTCTTTTGAAGTAACAAGTGATATAACAAGTAGTAAATTATTAATTCAAAAATCAACTGGACAAGGTACTCCTTTAGCAGGAACTTCAGACATAGCTATATTCCAAAACAATGATAATAGTGAATTTGCATCAATTGCAATTATAGCAGCTGATGACAGAGCATCACAATTACATTTTGGAAAACATGATGATATAGATGTAGGTAGTATAAAATACTTTCATGATGCTCATAGTTCAAATGACCAATTTAAGTTTAAAGTTAGTGGTTCTAATATAGTAACTTTTAATAACATTTCAGGTAGAGGTAGAATTGGGGTAGGAGCTGATTTTACACCTACAGATTACTTCCACACACAAGGTACATTGTCAGGAGGAGGTCTTACTATTAGTAGTTCAAATGGTGGTACTATACTTCTCAAATCAGCTAACACAAGAGCAACTTTAGAAAGAATAGCAAATAATGATAACCTTAGATTAGAATTTAAAACAGCAGGAACCACTAATTGGACGTTAGGTAATATAGCAGAATCAGATGATAATTTTTACATTTACAGTAGTGATGGTACTGGGGATAAACACATATCACTTACTTCAGATTCAACTACTTTCCACACAAACGTAACAGCTTCAAATAATATAAGTGCAAGTGGAAAATTATATGGAGGATTAACAAATACCAATAACACTAATTTAGTATTTTATAATACTGTAGGAGGAGAGCTAACGTACGCTACTACATCTAGCTTCTTAGCAGGTTTAATTTCCTCATCAGCACAAATAGCTTCAGACATATCAGGGGCAGCTAATGGTATAACAGGATCGCTTTTAAGTTCACACACATTCTTAAGTAGCTCAAACCAAATAGCAGCTAACATTTCAGGATCTTGGCAGGGACAGAATTTTATATCTGCTTCACAAACATTCTTATCAACTGGACAAAGAAGTGGCGATTCAGCAATAACAGGTTCTTTTGAAGTAACAGGTAATATAACAGCCTCAGGTAATATAAGTGCAAGTGGAGTTATACATGGTCAGGCTTTTCAATCAAATGGTCATACTATTGGTTATGCAATTGCGGGGAATCAAATAAATTTAGGGTTTGAAAATAATACACCTATACAAATAGGTAAAAGTGGAAATCCAACTTCAATTATAGGTAATGTAACAGCCTCAGGAGATATAAGTTCAAGTGGTATAATAACTGCTCAAGATGGAACAAATAATGGATTCCATATAGGAACAGGAGAAGTAGCTTTAGATGCAAACTCAAATAATTTAAGATTAGGTGTAGATGCTACTTGGACAGGTATTACTATAGGAAAAGCAAATGCACCAACAAAAAATATCTCATTTTATGGTCCAGTAACAGCCTCAGGTAATATAAGTGCAAGTGGAACAAATACGGCACATAGTTTTATAGCTACAGGTAATAGTGCTAATTTAGCATTATATGGAACTTCAGACCACCAAAACATAACAGGTTCTAACAAAATACTACTTACTTCTCCTAAATTTGAATTTGGGACAAATAATATATCAGATGCAGGACAAACATCCTTTATGTATTTGAATGGTGATTTAGATGTTAGATCCCACATAACAGCTTCAAAAAATATAAGTGCAAGTGGTTTATTGTTTGCTTCCTCATCCGTAGGAAATTACTCAGACATAGTAGTTCAGGATTTAACTACAGGTAGATTTTACACAACCGCCTCTTCAGCCATAGCTACAACAGATACTTTTAAAATAACGGGACAAAGAAGTGGAGATTCAGCTATAACTGGTTCATTAACAGTAACAGGAACTATTACTGCTCAAGAATTTCACACTGAATTTGTTTCTTCTTCAATAATTTTTGATAGTGGCTCAACTCAGTTTGGTAATTCAGCAGATGATATTCACACATTTTCAGGTAGTATAAATGTAAAAGATGAAGGCCATATAACAGCCTCAGGTAATATAAGTGCAAGTGGAAATATGTTTGCGGGATTAGCTGCGGGTGCAGAAAATAATTTAGTATATTATAATACAGTAAGTGGTGAATTAAAACAAGATACAATTGCTAGTCTTACTAACACAGCAGTGTTTGCCCAAGCAGTTTCAGGAGCTTTTGCAGGAACAAGTGCTTCTATTGCTGAAGATATATCAACAAATACTACTAATATACAAACAGTATCATCGGGTGTAAGTGATAATACTTCTCTTATAAATAATAATACTACTCTTATAAATGCTTTACCAACAGCAGCTAGCGTTTCAGGTTCATTTTTACTAAACACAACAGACACATTAACTGGAAACTTAACAGTAACAGGCGCTATTACTTCTTCACTAATAGCATCACCCACTAATATAGTCTTAAATTCAGATTTAGATAATAATAGTAATGGACAATTTGATAATATAATATTTCAAACAAAGGGTTCTGAAAGAATGCGTATTTCAGGATCTGGTAGAGTTGGTATAGGAACAGCATTACCTGACAAAAAATTCGTAGTAGCAAGGGGGGTAACAGGAGACGCAGCAATAAGTGCAAGTGGTGAATTATACATTTCAGCTTCAGTAGGTAACTATTCAGACATATTAGTATATTCAGGTATAAATAATGGTGGACGAATATATCAAACACCGATTACTAGTTTAGACACTTTTAAAAACACAGGACAAAGAAATGGCGACTCAGCAATAACAGGAGCTTTAGAGGTTACGGGTAATATATCAGCTTCAGACGGTATTTATTTACCTCAAATGACACCAATTATATTTGATAGTCCTGATACTTTTATAAGAGCAAATTCAGGTGGAAATGAATCATTACAAATTTTTGCTGATGTAGATATTCAATTAAAACCAGACAATGACTTAGAATTATACGAAAATAATGATCTTTGGACAATTTTTAAAGGAGCTGAACGTGAATTAGTAGTAGAGGGAAGTATACATGCAGATGGTTCAGGAGGACATATAACAGCCTCAGGTAATATAAGTGCAAGTGGAACTTTATCTGGTAATAATTTAAATATAATATCACCAAACGCACAGTTAGGTTTAATTAAATCATCTACTCCTAACCAACAAGCATATCTAAAAATAGACAGTGCTAATGATGGTACAGCTACACACTCATACATTTATTTTAATGAAGGAGGAAGTGGAAAAGGAGCAGTTGGTTACCATGCAGGACATGATGATATTAGAATGGTATATGCTAATGGTATTAGTTCTACTAATGGTATTATAGTACAAAATGATGGTAAGGTTGGTATAGGAACAAGTACACCAGGAGAAGCACTAGAAGTAATAGGTAACATAAGTGCAAGTGGAACTTTAAGTGCAGGTTTAACACAAGAATCTGGATCTAGTGTTGTATATTACAACACATCTAGTGGTTTATTTACTTTTGAAAATCTAAATCCCCCTATTGATAAAGTAAGATTTTCAGGGTTAAATACAGGTAATACTATTGTAGAGGATGATGGTGGTAGTACCGCAGAATTTACATTGTCAGGAAGTAATACTCTAGGTATAACTGTACGCGGTCACGCTTTATCTAGTACAATTGGAATTGAATTACACACAGTTGGTATTCCTGAAATAACTAATTTTGATAGTGTAGGTTCAAACATATCTACTAATGCAGACTCATTTGTAGTACATGATGTATCAGCAGGTGTTGTTAAAAGAACACTAGCAGAAAATATTGATGTATCAGCTTTTAATAATGATGCCGGTTATACAAACAATACAGGTGACATTACAGGCGTAACAGCAGGTACAGGTCTTTCAGGTGGTGGTTCGTCAGGTGGTGTTACTGTAAATTTAAAATATTCAGCTGATAATACTAACTTTATAGGTGCAGCAGCTGTAGCTAACGGATCTTCAAACACTCCACAAACAACTGATAATATTATTTTTGAAGATTTAACAAATGTAGACACAGTTAGACAAATTAATTTTGGAAATGTCCCATTAAGTATATTTAATAATAACATTGATGGAAACTTTTTATCAGTTAATGCTTCTAATAAATTAGATTTCACACCAGGTGGAGATGCCAATGGTGTTATAACATCTAATGGGGCATCTGGTGCTACAGTAGAATCAAATTTAAAGTTTGATGGTGATTTAAAAGTAATTAGTGGTGATGTTATTGCATTTTTTCAATCAGACAAACGTTTAAAAGACAACATTACACCAATCACCAATCCAATTTCTAAAATAATGAAAATTGGTGGATACACTTTCGATTGGAATGAAAAACAAGATACGTATGAGGGACATGACGTTGGAGTTATAGCACAAGAAGTAGAAAAAGTTTTACCTGAAGTAGTTGAAGAAAGAGAAAATGGCTATAAAGCAGTAAAATATGATAAAATGGTTCCTCTATTAATTGAAGCTATAAAAGACCAACAAAAACAAATTGACGAACTTAAAAAATTAATTAAATAAAATGCCTACTTACGTAAAAAGCCTAAGAAATGTATTAGATGCTGATGCCAACGCCACAGCAATTAATGCCAATGCATTTTTATATTCTACTCAAGCACAAGCTATTAACGCAGGTGAACAATTATTTATAATTTCAGAGTATGTTACTAGGTTGAGAGAATTTGCGATTGGAACTGGAACATCTGAAGAAGAGGCAGGAAATACTATAACAGCAAGCTTACAAGATTCTCTTGGTAATTATCCTGATCCTGTTACTACAAATTTTGCAGCGGGGGTACAAATAGGTTTTACAACACCACCATTTCCGGGTTCACCAACTCCTTTCCCTATAGCTAGTTATGGAACACAGGGGGGCTTAGTAAATAATGTAGGATTAAGACATTATCACCATCAAATACAATTTGGATTAAAAATAGATGGAAGTGTAACTACAACGGGATGGCTTGGGGGGACGGTAACAACAGATTATATGGTAGATAATTTTGGTTCAAATGGCACTATATTAGAGGCAGGGAGTCAAACTGGAACTTGGGACCAAAATAACATATCATTAGGAAATTTTAGAGGAATCCAAAAACCCGTTACTGCAGTAGCAGGTACGGGACTTGGACTTCTATTTACAAATATACTTTTAGGAGATCCACTAAACGATCAAGCAGGAACTATATGGGAACAGGGAGCGCTTACAGGATATTTTACTGAAGATGGGGTTGATAAACAATTAGGTCAGAGTACTAGTACAAATAATATAAGCGTTGGGGGACATGGAGATGGAATTTAAAATTTATAATATATAACGTATGCCTAATTATTTAAATCAAAGTAATATAGTTAAAAATATAGGAGGATTCTCATTCTTTTCTAGTGGGTCTACGGCTTTTGAATCTACATCTTCAAACGCATCTACAGCAGCACAATTAGATATTAGTATAAGTAGTAGTTTACCCACAAACATTATAAACAATACAACTTTAAATCCTTACATTAGGTTTACTATAGTTAGTGGTAGTAATAGATCAGATGGTATAGACCAAGAAATTATAATTAGATTTTTCTCATCATCACACATTCAGCCGAAATACACAAGTTCAGCAGCTACAACAAATCCAGGATATATTTTAATACCTAGTAGAAGTTTATATATAACTTCATCAAACACCGAAGCAGCAACAATTATTGATGTGTTATATAATAACCCTACTTCTTATTCTACATTAGCATCATCCCTATATGATACACTAACAGGATCATCATATTTTACGGGAAATAGTTTATCTGCTAGTAAAACATCTGCAGCAAAAAATGAAACAGTTAGTATACATTATAATAATTATAGAGGGGCAGTAGGAACATCTCCTACATTATACACAGGTTCAGGAGCTATACCTTTATCTTCTGGAATATCTGTTTCATACACTTCTACAGGATCAGGAGCTTTAAATTTTTCACCTCAAGCCCAATTACATTTTGCATCTTCTTCATACCAATTTAGACTAAACACTGAAGACCAAAACAGTTTAGAATTAACACAAGGGATATCTTCTTCTGGTTTTATAAGTAATACTAAAACAGAGTCTACCTTACTTTTCTTTTCATCTTCAGGTAAAGTAGGATTTGGTACAAAAGATCCTAAAGCAGACGTTGATATATCAGGTTCTATTCAAGGAGGGGAAATAATAACTAAACCAACAACGGGTAGACCCATTAGAATAAAAGACTCTGAAATTAAATTTTATGAGACTACTCAAAATGATCCAACCCACGCTGATTACGGAGACAATAAAGAAAGAGCAAGAATAAAAGCAACACCTGGTTCATTTAATTTAACATTTGAAGTTTCCGGTAGTAGTGGTTACACTAATTCAGTATACATTTCACAAAGTGGAAAAATTGGTTTTAACACCGATGACCCACAATCAGGTTTTGATGTATTATCAGATGAAATACAATTTCAAAAACCAGGAGCAAGAAAAGGTTTAAAAATCAATAATGAAGGTAACATTGAAAGTTTTAATAAGGATGTAGCATCAGCAACTACTGGTAGTGAATTTATTTTAAAATACTCAAGAGGTGCATCTGTAACTCAAGCTTCTTTAGCATCTGTAGGAATAGCTTCTGAAAATGATAGTAATGCAACTACTGTTTTTAATGCTTTTCCCTCCAAAGATCAAAATGCAATTTTAGAAAAAATAGAATCAATAGGATTTATATCACCAGCACAAACAGGAGACACATTAGGAGCTATTAGGTGGGTAGCAGAATCAGGGTCATTAACAACTCTAGATCCTAGATCAACAGGTGAAACAGCAGTATTAAAAGCAGTTGTAAGTGATGTAGATGCTTCAGGTGTTCAAGCAGATTTAATTTTTAGTGTTGCAGGTAAATCAGGAGCAGCATCACAAGTAATGTTATTAGATGCTAATGGTAATCATGAAATGACAGGTTCATTAGATATGACTGGTAATTTAACTGTTAATCAGAGAATTTATCATAGAGGTGACACAGATACTTCTATAGGGTTTGCTGATAATAATGTTAATATAAAGGCAGGCAATGAAATAAATTTTCAAGTAATTCCATCTAAAGTTATAGTTGGAGATGATGGTAATGTGGATTTTCAAGTAAAAGCTTTAGGAGACCAATATAATTTATTTTCAGATGGGGGGAATGCAAAAGTGGGTATAGGAACAAATTCACCTGGAGAAAAATTAGAAGTAGTAGGAAATATAAGTGCAAGTGGCACTTTAACAGCAGATACACTAGCAGGTAAATTAAATGGTGGGTCTTTTTAACCTGCATATATGTATATTCGAATATAAACATTAATTAATTAAAGTTATGTCAGAAAACAAAAAATTCACAACAGAAGAAGTAACATCTTTAAAAGAAGTCCAAGCAGAAATGGATCAAATTATTATTAGATTTGGCCAAATTGCAATTAACAGAGAATCTTTAACATCCTCAGAAAATCAATTAAGACAAACTCTAGCTCAACTAAAAATCAAAGAAAAAAACCTAGCAGAATCTCTAACAGAGAAATATGGAAAAGGAACTTTTGATTTAGAAACTAATGAATTTCAACCAGCAGATTAGGTTTTAATTTTAGTTAGATAGTTATTGGCGGTTATAAAAAATAATCGCCTAAACTAGTTTCGGTTTATAGATTTATTTTATATTTATATCCAGATAACATTGTAATCTAATCAGAACAAATTAAAACATAACAAAATGGCAGAAAATATTGTATCACCAGGTGTATTTACTAGAGAAAACGACCTTTCATTTTTACCCCAAGGAATTGGTGCTATAGGAGCAGCAGTAGTTGGACCAACAACAAAAGGACCAGCATTTGTACCAACAGTAATCCGAAGAGGATTTAGTGAATTTGAACAAAAATTCGGAGGTTTATCTCCAACAACTTACGTCCCACAAACAGTAAGAGAATATCTAAAAAATGCAGGAACAGTTACTGTAGTAAGAGTTTTAGGTGGAGGTGGTCAAAGTTTAGACCCATCAGCAAATACAGGTGTAGTTGGATTAGCAGTAAGTGGAGCAAATGGTAATGTATTATTAACAACATTCTTCCCTTCTCAAAATCCATCAACAATTGGTTTAGATACAACAACAGCTGCTTTCGCTACTACTAATGGAATAGCAGATAGTTTTGCTTTAGATTTTAATGGAACTGGGTTTAGTTCAGCAAAAAACTTTTCTGCTTCATTAAAACCTTCAAATGCTGATTACATTACAAAAGTAATAGGTGCTAATTCAAATAATAGTAAAACAGGAGCAGATACTTGGGAATCTTCAGCACATGTTTACACAAACTTTAAAACACTATCTACTAATGTAGCAGGAGCAACAACTCAAGAAGTATATACAATTACATTATTAGGTTCAGCTACAGATACAATATTAACATCTAGTTTACAAAACGCAGCTTTAGGAGCTTCAGGTTCGTTTTATTTAGAAACATCTGATGGTGCTTCACATACAGTAGCATTTAATACTAATGCGGCAACAGCTAATACAGGTATTTCTGGTTCTTCAATAACAGAAACAGCAGCATTAACAGTAGATGCCGGTGGGTTTATAACGGCAAGTGCATTAGCAACTGCTACAGCAACAGCAATTGATGGTATAACAGGATTTGGAGCAACAGCAACAGATAATGTGGTAACAGTTACAGCAGATGAAGCAGGTAATATTGCAAACATTTCAACAACATTTGCATCAACTACAGCTTCAGCAGTAACGTCTACAGCAGGAACAGATGCTGCAGGATATCCTGGAGTACATGCAGACAGAGAATTAATATTAGTTTCTCAATCCATAGCTATGTCATACACAAGTTCATATGTTGAAGGATATGATCATGCAAAAACACCTTGGATAACATCAGGTTACCAAAGTGGTGTAGTTAAAGACTTAATTAAATTCCATTGTTTAAATGATGGTGCTGCTTGTAACACAGAATATAAAGTATCTATAACTGGATTAAAAGAACCAGGAGATATAGACGGAGAAGAACAATATAGCACATTTAATGTATTAATTAGAAAATTTGGAGATAAAGACAGTAGACCAACAATATTAGAACAATTTAATAATTGTAATTTAGACCCAGACAGTGTTAATTATGTAGCAAGAGTAATTGGAGATAGAAGAGCAGTATATAGTACATTATTTGCAAAAGTAATAACAGAAGGAGATTATCCAAACCAATCATCATTTGTTAGAGTAGAAGTAGCAGAAGGAGTAAAAGGTAAATCATTCTCACCTAAATTATCTCCTAAAGGATTTAGAGCAGTTTTCAACCCAGTAAATGCAGCAGCATTTACTCCTGCAGTAACTTTCCCATCCGCATCTTACAAATCAACACAAACAATTGGAACATCTTACAATTCAAAAGCATTTTTAGGATTTAATTTTGGAGATATAGAAGTGGATAATTTAAATTTCTGTAAACCAATTCCTTACACAAATGTTGAATCAAATATATCTGGAGATTTTAACGTTGAAGATTATTCAGGACATGCAAATTCAGGATTATTTGTAGGATCTTTAAGTGCTTCTATTGATAACACAGGAGCAAATGGCCCAACATCAAGACAACTTCAATTTTCAGTACCTTTCCAAGGAGGATATGATGGATATAAAACGTCTCAAGTATACAGAACAGGAGAATATATTCAAGCAAGTCATATGCAAGGTATGGATTTAAGTTCTACAAGTGCTACAGGTTACACAGCATATAAAAAAGCAATTGATATTCTTTCAAACCAAGATGAGTACGATATGAATATGCTTGTATTACCTGGTGTAATAAAAAGAATTCACGCTTCAGTAACAGACGCTGCTACTACAATGGTAGAAGATAGAGGAGACACATTCTACGTAATGGATTTAACAACACTTAATGATAAAGTATCAACAGCAGTAAATGAAGCATCAAGTTTAGACAGTAATTATGCTGCTGTATATTACCCATGGGTAAAAGTGCTAGACACTTCGATTAACAAGCCGGTATTCGTTCCCCCATCAGTTATAGTGCCTGGTGCAATTGCTGCGTCAGATAACATTGCTGCTGAATGGTTTGCACCTGCAGGTTTAAATAGAGGAGTATTAGGAGCTGTATTAGAAGCTAAAATAAGATTAAACCAATCAGAAAGAGACAGCTTATATGAAGGAAAAGTAAACCCAATAGCTACATTCCCTAGAACAGGAGTTTGTATATGGGGTCAGAAAACACTTCAAACAAGACCAACAGCTCTTGACAGAATTAATGTTAGAAGATTATTAATTGCAGTTAAGAAATTTATTGCAAGTTCTTCAAGATACCTAGTATTTGAACAAAATACAATTCAAACAAGAAATAGATTCTTAAATATTGTTAATCCTTATTTAGAGTCAGTACAACAAAGACAAGGATTATATGCATTTAGAGTACAAATGGATGAAGGTAACAACACACCAACAGAAATTGACAGAAATCAATTAGTAGGTGGTATTTATTTACAACCAACTAAAACGGCTGAATACATAATTCTTGACTTTAATATTCTTCCAACAGGTGCTACATTTGGTAATGGTGGAAGTTACTAAAAAAAGAAAAGATTTATATTTATAACGGAACAATAAAAACAAATAAAAGATGGCAATATTAAACACAAACGAAATGATGTTCACAGCATTCGAACCTAAACTACAGAATAGGTTTGTAATGTACATCGATGGAATTCCAGCATTCCTAGTTAAAAAAGTAGGAAGACCAAATGTATCATTCAATGATGTAACTCTTGATCACATTAACGTGAAAAGAAAAATCAAAGGTAAAGCAGATTGGCAAGACATTACAGCTGATTTATATGACCCAGTAACACCATCAGGTGCTCAAGCAGTAATGGAGTGGGTTCGTTTGTCACATGAGTCAGTTACAGGTAGAGATGGTTATTCTGATTTCTATAAAAAAGACATTAGATTTAACGCATTAGGCCCTGTAGGTGATGTAGTTGAAGAATGGATTTGTAAAGGTGCTTATGTAAAAGCAGCTAACTTTGGAGATGCTGATTGGACTTCAGACACACCAATGAACATTTCAATCACTATTAGAATGGATTATGCTATCTTAAATTACTAATAGTAATTAACATTTATATAAAGAAAAGCGCCTATTTTTGGCGCTTTTTTTATTCTACATATATGTATATCTGAACTAGTTTTAATTAAAATAACGTTATGGAACAAACAGAAAAAAAACACCAATTTCCTTCCGAAGAAGTAACATTACCCTCAAAAGGTTTACTTTATCCTGAAGGATCCCCACTAAGAAGTGGAGTCATAGAAATGAAATATATGACAGCACGTGAGGAAGATATCCTTACAAACCAAAATTATATATCAAATGGAACAGTAATTGATAAATTATTACAATCTTTGATATTATCACCAATTGACTATAGTGATTTATTAATTGGAGACAAAAATGCAGTATTAGTAGCATCTAGAATCTTAGGTTATGGAGCAGAATATTCCTTTAAAGTAACTCATCCTAAAACCAATGAAATGGAAACTGTAACAGTTGATTTAACAAAGGCTGAAGATAAAGTAATAGATGAAAGTTTAATGAAAGAAGGTAAAAATGAATTTGAATTTGTTTTACCAACTTCAAAGAAAACTCTTACTTTTAAACTTTTAACACAGTCAGATGAGAAAAAAATTGAAGCTGAATTAAAAGGTCTTAAAAAAATCAATAAAAATTCATCTCCTGAATTGTCTACTAGAATGAAACATCTAATTTTATCAGTAGATGGTGATTATGAGAAAAAAACAATCAGACAATTTGTAGACATACAATTGTTAGCCAGAGATGCTAGAGCATTAAGAGCATATATTAATAATATTCAACCAGACATCGATTTAGATTTTGAAATTGAATTTGAGGATGGGCATATCCAAGAAGGAATAACAGTCCCCATCAACGCTAACTTTTTTTGGCCTGACGTCGAGCTATAGGCATTTATTATTTACCGAAATTCACGATTTAGTGTACCATGGCGGTGGATTCATACACTCGGAAGTATATAACATGCCCATTTGGATGAGAAGATTTCACATTGATAAAATCAACGAATTCAATAAAAAACAA